CTCCGCCTGAACTTGCGCTTACTATCTTAACAAACACTTGAGCGTGTGTTGCAGTAGGTGGAGCCAATACTGTTGCGTTTGCTGTAACAAAGGCTGAACTCGTTGCGCTAACTGCCGTTCCAAAAGTTGTACTGATTGTTGTACCAGTTGTTGTCAAGTATCGAATACCAACTTGACATGAACGAGTAGTGCTACCTGCCTTAAAATCGGCAATGGCTGAGAACTCTTGGTTCGCTGTGACTAAAAATTTGGTTCCAATAGTAGTTGATGCAACTGCATCACCAGCGGCACTAGCAGTTACTTCTAAAGAAGCGCTACCGATTGATGCTTGAGCGGTTGAGCGAGCAATCGCGCAGTTAGTTGTTGCTTCCCATCCTGTTGTGTTTGTTTCAAGGGATGCTTGGTTTGGGGATAAAGCATTAGTTCTTCCGAATACGGTTACAGTTACAGCCCCCTCAGTAGAATCATAAAACGCAGTAATCAAAGGCGTTGCTGGAGCATCAACATCAATAGTGAATTGGCTATAAGCCCAATCACTAAAATAGTTTGAACCATTGACTAATTGAGCAACGCGGACATAAGCGCGATAAGTTGTTCCATCTGCTAAGTCTGCTTCAAGAGTTTGACCATTATTGCTTGATGTAACGATGCCAGTTGTGACCGTTGGCGTTGATGTATCCTCGTCAAAACTTGCACCACCATAAGTTGTTGAGTCAAAGACTTTAATCTCATAAGCGTTTTGTGGGTCTCCATCTGCGTCTGCATAAGTCCAAACAACTGATGGGAATGTTGTATCTGTAATTGTGCCAGTAGGAGCAGTCACCGTGACTGTTGGCTGAGTAGTTGTAACTACATCGACAAACAACTCATAAAGACCAGCGCGGTCAGCGCTTAGTATTGCGTTATCAGCAAACTTGACTACGAGGTTATCAATTAGAGTTTGAGTCCACGCCTCACCGTTTGGTGCTGTTGTAAGTTTGAGAGCAGTATCTAGGGTGGTCAAAGTTAGAGTGTTTGCTTTTGAGAAAGGAACTGAGTAACTCACGGTACGACCATTTCGGTCTGTGATAACTCCAAGGCTCAACTCAATAGAACCTGTTGTTCCAATAGTTGCTTTCGCCCGAAGATTGACATAGGCAACCTTCTCGGTAGCCGCCAAAGTTTGTGTGCCGAACTCGGCTTCATAGGACGCTGGAACTGTTGTACTGGTACGGGTTATGAAAGTTGAATTGCTGTCATCAGCAAGTGCCGCATGAACTGAAGCCGAACCGCCTGAGATAGTAAAAGCCGAGGCGTTGTTCCAGTTTGCGTTAGGGCGAAGTACATAAGTAGCCATTATTTGTTAGCCAACTCCTTTGCCAATATAGCGAATGTTTCTTGAATTCGTTGGGTAATGATGTCACCCTTTTCATCAATGTCTTTTGCTCCAGTTGTATCGACATTGACAACAAAAGCGCCTTGTTCAATAACAATGTTGTTTCCGCTGACTCCGCTGATTCGTGCTTGCTCATCGACAACCTTAGCAATACCTAATTGAGCATTGGCAATCTGTTGCCCGAACGCGGCTTCAGAACCGAACTTACCAATCGACGCACCAGTAAAACTAATCTGCTTTTGAAGTTCATTGATTTGACCAATAGCCTCGGCACCACCACCAAGAATTGAAGCCGCAAGTTGAGCGCCCTTAATTGGTCCTGACTCAACTAAATCTTTAATAGCACCCGCATCAAGACCTAAGCCTTGAAGTGTAAGAATTTGGTTTGCAAACTGATTACTCTTGTCCAAGCGCATACGCATATTTTCAATAAGGGACTTAGCCTTTGGAATAAACCCATCAGGTAACTCAACTCCCTTGAGACCAGCAAAACTTAGGATGGTGTCTTTAAGTGAATCGGCGAACTGTTTAGCCGCATCCTGTAAATCTGTAAGTACATCACGCATTGACTCAATACCAGCGGTCATTGCATCACGAATCTTTTTCATCAAGTCCGCTGAGTTTTGAAGTTCATTGAGTGTGGCATCATCCTCACCATTCATGCCCTCTAAAGCCTTAGCGCGTTTTCTTTCCTCTTCAAGAACATCCCCAAAACCTAAACCTTTTTTAAGGTTTTCTGCTAAATCGCCAAAGGCATCGGTTACTTTTCCAAGGACATTGCCAGTAGTAAATGACTTGACTGCTGAAGCAAAACCAAGAATTGTTTCGCCAGCCTTTAGGCTAAGTGAACTGAGGTTCTCAACTAAGAACTTACCAACCTCAACATCTTTAAGTCCTTCCATAACATTGACTAACTTTTCAAGTTGTGGAATTGCAAAATCAACTACCTTCTCAACCATGTCCCCAAAAATGTCGCCTACTTCTAACTCTTTAAGCGAGGTTACAAAGGTACCAACTTTGCTTACCGCTCCGCCGATTGTCTTAGAGGCATCAGCAAGCATTTCAACTAATGCTGTTCCTAATTTAATATCGCCAGCGTTGATAATTGTTTCGCCAGCCTTTTTAGCAAAACCCCCAACGCTGGTCAAAGCGTCGGAAATAGCCTGAACTAAACCTTCAGCAATAGGAACCTTAGTAACTTGAAGAATTGTGTTACCAATTTTTTGAGATGCGGCGCCAATGTTTTTAAGTCCGCCCGAAATAAAATCAACTAAGTCAGTACCAAATTCTTTTTCTTTTAATGTACTGGCAGTCTTACTTACTGCTACTAAAGCCTTTTGTGTTGTTTCAATTTTAGTAATTAAGGTGTCAAGTGCTTTATCGCTAATAACTTGCTTAGTGGCATTAGTTATTGATGTGGCAAAAGTCCGCAAAGGTTTTCCCGCATTATCAAAAGCGGTTTCAACCTTAGTTCCAAAACTGCTTATGTTTGCCGCCGCTTTATCAAGGGGAGCCGCTAACGCCGCACCAATTTTAGGTATAAGTCTTAGTCCGTTTGCAATCTCTGTAATAAAATCTGCTACACCTTGAGCGGCTGACCTAAAAAAATCACCAAATTTTTCTAATAGCAACGCTAGTGTGGCTGGTATAAAAGCGAGGGCTTTACCTACTCCCTCGGCAAAGTTGTTAAATAAATCTATCCCTGCCTCAAGGGTATTGCGGTTACCCTTTAAGAAATTAACTAAGGCTCCAACTAGGGTAGCCAAAAACCCGCTGACTTTTTCAACTAAGGTGAAATAGACGCTTGCAATAAAGTTAATAACCTTGGCTATGCCCTTACCAATAAATGAATTGGCATCAAGCAAGTCGCCTAAGAAACTAATAAAGATTCCGATGTACTTAAAAATACCGCCAAATACTGTGGCAAAGGCATCAATTAAGAAATCAAGAACCTTAGCAATCAACATACCTACTAAGTTGTTTGTATCAAGAAGATTACCAAGGAACTCAATAAACATTCCGATGTACTTAATGATTCCACCAATAACCGTAGCAAAGGCTTTCCATAAGAAATCAAGAATCATTCCAATAATCTTGCCTACCGTTCCATGAGTATCAAGCAACATCCCAAGACCCTCAAGGAAAAAGCCGATAAACTTAAGGATGCCACCTACAACTGTGGCAAACGCTTTGAACACAAAGTTAAGAACTGCTCGAACTACTTTGCCAAAGGCTGTCTGTCCGCTGGTCACATAAGCCAAAGCACTTAGTAACATAATAAGAGTTTTAATTACACCTTGAATTGCTGTGAGTGTGGCTGTGTAAATGAACTGGAACACAGAAATCATTGTTTGACCAAAAGATGTTGCGGGAGACATTGTGGTACCAAAAGCAATTAAGAGATTACCAAGCCCAGTTAGAATGAAAGATAAGGCTGTGCCAACTACTTGAGCAACTGAGTTAAATACATTTGTAAAGACTTCTCGGAAAGTTTCGCTGTTCTTCCACGCATAGATGAACGCCGCTACGAGAGCCGCAATAGCAACTACATATAAAAAGATTGTGCTTTTCAAAATAAGCATGGCTTTGTTGAGAGCCTTGACCGCTGTGGCTTTAAGAGTTGTTGCCGCCGTAGAAAGTCTTGTCTGAACTGTATAAGCAATGACCCCAAGAGTGACTGCCGCCAAAGCAGAAACTAAAATATAAAGAATAGTTTTATGGTCTTTTAAGAATTTTGTAGTTCTTTCAATTACTGAAGCAACTGCGTTGATAGCCTTAGCAAAAATTGATACTGCAACTGCCAGCACCCCACCAAAGAAACTTCCAAGATTCTTGACAACATCAAGTAATGGGCGAAGTGATGTAAGCAATCTACCTACGGCTGTTTGAACTTGAGTTGAAGTCAAAGCCATTGCAACAAAACCAACGGCAAGTGGATTCAAAAATCCAAGAAGTTTTCCAAAAATAGGCACAGCGCTAAACACAGACTTTCCAGCCATAGTTGCAAAAGCCGCACCAAAACCAGCAACCACAGGAAGAATCATTTCAAACTTGCCAGCAAGGTCATTGACCTTAGTTCCAGTCATATCCATGCCGTCAATAAATTCAGTTAATTTATCAATAGCCATAGAAATAGGAGCGGTTAGTTTTACTAATACTTTTTGAATTGCTTCAATAACTGGAGCAAGTTTTCCACCCGAACTAATAGCGGCAATAAAAGATTTTTCAAACTTAAAGGCTGACTTAATAATTGGTCCAAAGCCTTTAACTAAAACTGCTCCCATGGTGACCTGAAGGTCATCATGTAGGTCACCAAACATTGTGATGAGTTTTGCTGGTGATTCCATAGCCAACTCATAGGCACCAAGAGCCTTTGTTCCTTCTTTCAAAACAAGATTGACTACCGCTTGACGGCGCTCAGCCATTGTTAAATCTTTAGCCGCTTTTCCGATTGTGTTTGCATATCGTTGATAAGCGTCGGAGGCTCCAGTAGTAATACCAATTTGACGCAAGACTCTTGTGTTACCAGTTGTTACCGCCATGGTAATTGATTGAAGCGCTTCTTCGGCAGTTGTTGAGGATGCTACCGATAAATCTTGAGCGGTCTTTGCTAGTGCTGTTGCCTTTGATAAATCAATGTTTGATTGAGCAAACTTAAGTGTTGTCTTTTGTGCCGCCGCCGCATTTATTCCAAGCGCTCGCATACTGTCGGATGTTGTTTTAAGGGCTTCATATCCCTTACCGCTTGATGCTCCAACTGCCTCAAGTGCTAAATCTAAGCGTTCAACTTCCGCCGCCGCTTTGAAAGATTTAACTCCGAAAGCAATAAGTCCAGCAATCGCCGCGCCTGAAGCAACGCCGATTGCCACCATCGAACTTTGTAATTTAGATGAAGCCTGTTGGAACTCATTAGCCGATTTAACGGCTCTGTCCATGCCTTGAGTAAACTGGGCTGAGTCCGCCGATAACCGAGCGCGGACTTCCATGGTTGGTGACTCAGCCATTTATCTCCTAGCCTTCGCTCTTCTCTCGGCTTTCTCGCGCTCTTTTTCTTTGAGAAGATAGAACGCGTTCCACTCAGTCAATTCCATACTGCTAAGTGGGCGGTGGGATTCACTTCCGTAAAGAAGTTCTCCCACCGTCCGACCTAACTTTTCTGCTAGTTCAAAAAGAAACCGTCTTTCAGGATTCTTGAGGAAATCGTGCCTGTGATTCTTCTACCGCCTTTTCGCCAAGACCTGAACTGCCAAGAGCCTTTGTTGCCAAACGCTCAATGACTGCGCCATTCTTTGAAAGAATCGCTTCACGGTCTTGCTCGGTAAAGACTGGTAGACCCGTTTCAGGGTCAAACACAGTTGCGATAACAGTCTTTGCGTACATATTAGAAACATCTACTTTATCTGCCGAGGTTGCCCCCTCAGTAAGTGTTGCTCTTTGTCCAGCCGTCATAGAACGAATCTCTACTGAAACTCCCCATTCAGGGACTACCAATAATTCCTTCGTAATATCGTCAGCCGAAAATATCTTTCCGCGTAAATCTGCCATTTTGTTCTCCTTGGGACACTAGGTTGGTCACGATAAATTATTTAGTTTTTTTGAATCAATTCCTATTAAGCGTAGGTACCGCGAGTAATAGCACCTGTAACTTGGAACTCTGCTGAGTATGACACTACATCTCCGATAGCACCACTCTTCTCGTAAGAAGTCATTAGTGCCTCTCCTGTGTACTTGACAAACCCTGCTGTTGAACCTTCAGGACCGTACTCGAATGAAACTGACGCTGACTGACCAAGAATTGCCGCCAAGTGAGCATCAACTGTTGCATCAAAGTTTCCTGAAACGCTTAGTGTTGAATCTGTTAGACCGACTACATAAGACTTTGCAGATGACCCGAATGTACTGGTCTCGGCTGTGTCTACTGATTGTGGGAACCCAACATCTGTTAGTGTGTTTGAAATATCGGTAAGTGTTCCAGCCGCATTGTCTACCTTGAATACGGTGGATTTACCATGACGAAATGTAGGCATTTTTTTTACCTCCTAGTAAAAGCCACCACAGGGGTAGCCGAGCCTGACGAACCTGCAACCGTGTAGTTCACGCGTAGGTATCTGTTTACTGTTGTACCGCTTGCAACCTCGACTCTTTGTGAAGTCTTAGTTGTACTGCTCACCACGGTAAAAGTAATCAAGTCAGCAAAAGTTGAATTATCTGCTGAGTGTTGAATCTTTACTGTGATGTTTCCGTTACGGGTATTTACTGGAACTGACAAGAATCCCGCTCCGCCATTTAAGGAAGAAGTGGTGTTATCTACGCCTGTTCCGTTTCCAGTCGCAGTTACAGTCGAACCTGAAGAAAGAATCTTCCCGTGTTCAACGGCATCTGTTGATTGGAATTCTGCGCTTGCTTGGACAATATCCGCGATGGCACTTGAGACCTCGTAGGATGTATCGTCTGCTTGTAGCAAGATTGCTCCAGCGCCATTTGAATGACCTTCAGGAGCAACGATTAGTTTAATTTTTGTGGCTGAGCCAAGAGCGCTTGCAAAGAATTGGTCAGTACCAACTGATGCTGTTGCTTCAAACATACCTGAT